GAGCGCTACTTGTATCGATACCAAAGGTTGATCCCCCCAACCTATCTACAGATGGAATTGTTGTTGTGGAGTTTAACGCTGCGTTTAATAAACAGAACAGTGTTGATTGGATTGAAAAGCTTAGTGACTGCACAACTGATAGAGTTGACATTGCCTCATCTCCACAGCTCCAAGCTGAATTCAAGATAGTTGTAGTGCCTACCATCATTGTCTTTAATGAAGGTGAAGAAGTAAAAAGATTTCAAGCAAACATCATGATGCAGATTGACGCCAATAGAGATGACGTCCAGGATGCTGTTGATGAAATTATAATGAGTGACTTCTAGAGAAATGAAAGAAGCTTTAAGAATTGATCTGAGCAAGGTGGCTTACGCTATCATCATCATGGTTGTGTTAATGCTGGGCTCATGCAAGAAAGAATCCGTTATGCCTTACCTTGAGACTAGGTCATCAGGCTCCTCCCTAGAGGAGCTGTTGGGTAGTGAGTTCTATTGCTTCAGGGCAGAGTATCCGGACAGCAACACCTACCACTTTAACACTGCTGTCAATAATGATTTTCTAGCAGCCTTTAATTCACCACCCTCTGAGTTTGACTTGAATGATGATCAGCAAGTGAACACAGAAGATGTGTTGCTGAACCTTAGTGGGTTTGGAAATCCTCAGCCTGAGTATCCTTCGTTTGCAGACTTCACTCCCTTCCAAACTTTTGGGGAGGGCAATACGTGGCTGACATATACAGGATCTGATTCAAGCATTAGCTTTGGATGGATGCACCGTACTCCGTATGACGAGTCTAATGAACCTAACTACTCAGGCTACGAAGACATATACACTTGGACACTAGATGTTGTTGGCCAAGATGAAATAACTTTTTATTATTTTGTACAGATATGAGTGAAAAGAAAAAGATAAAAGACGGTAAGATAGGTCAGTGGCTAAAGGAGAAAGCTCCGAAAGTATTAGACATAGTTGGTGACTTGTTGCCAGATCAAGGCTACCTTGGTGTTGTCAAGAACTTAATAAGCAGTGATCCAGATGTAACGCCAGAGCAAGAGGCAGAGTTCGAGCAGATGGCTTTTGAATTGGAGGCTGCTGATCGTGCGTCTGCACGTAACAGAGAAGTGGAGCTAGCTAAGGCTACGGGAAAGAGTGATTGGATGATGATCATCACAGGAATTGTCGGGCTTACTTCATTCCTATTTACAATCTACGCTGTGGTATACATCGAGTCTGTTCGTGAGAACGAGCTGTTCATACACTTGATGGGTATGATTGAGGGTGTTGTTATTGGTAACATCTTCGCTTACTATTACGGAGCTTCAGTAAAGAAGGGTGAGTAGTCCAGATTGAGTTATGAATATCTCACAGTCCCAAGGGGCGTAAGACATTGTGCTAGTCCAGTAGTTCATAGCTTAATAAACTTTACAAGTTCAAGGGGTATCTGATAGAAGAACTCACCCTTACGTATATATTTATTGCTAACCTCTACGGGTTTAAGATGTTTAATCTTATGACTCCAAAAGGTAGCTGCATGTGTTAGGGGCTTGTTCCATATGTAGAAAAGAGTTTTTCTTAAAAAAAACTTCTCCTTACGCTGAGGTAATTGAACAGTGTCATAGGGGAAGACATCGCCTCTCCAAACTAGCTTGACCTCAGTCTCCACCATGAAGGATTGATCCTCTCTTTCTGCGATTAAGTCTTGGATGTATCTGTCCTCCGGCTCTGATACTTTGAAGCCAAGTGGCTCAAGGTGTTTCGTAGAAGCTTCTTTAGCTAGCTGATCGTACTTAGTGTACAGCTCATTGCAAAAGGCCTTACGATTCTCCTTGATATTCATTCTTGAGAAAGAGCTTCGTTGTACTCTTGACATGTTGAGATAATGTGATCAGTCTCAGCCTTTATTCCTTGCCTATACTTGTTTACTTTGTCTATGATTTTCTCCCAATCTTTGATCGGATTGCCATCAGCATTATGAATCTCCTCATACAGCATTGCAGTTGTCCTTTGTATTTCCTCGCAGGATATTGAGTACTGCCTACTCAGCTCTTGATAATTCATCTTTTATTATTTCGATTGTAGCATCAATTTGTTTTCTGTTCTTAGGGATGAACAGCATGTAATCATCCATCCCCTTGTCGATCAGATAGCGCAAGAACAGCTTCCACCTGAGAGGGAAGGTGTGCTGTCCAGGCACATAACCTTTCGTTTCAATTATAAACTTGTGTTCATGTGAAACAAAATCTGGTGTGTACTTAATTCCTAGTACGGCTTTGTTAGTGTTATCTGTCATAACATTCTTGCCTCTAGTCATCTTGTGATACACACTAGGATAGCGGAACCCATCCATTAAATAGAATGTCTCTCCTTCGTAGTTAAATTTTAACTTGCTATCCTTTAGCCTATCGAAACAATACGCTTCTAATGCACTCTTTAATTTATGCCCCCCTCGCCTATGACCCTTTGGCTTTTTAGCGTTCTTGTTTTTCTTTGCCATCGGGTGAATTATACTAATTTAATCTAACTAATTAGAGTTAATCTTTAATTGTTTATCAACATTCCTTGTGTTAATACGATTAAAAAGATCTGGGAAAGGGCCATTCATTTCAAAGCTACACCCATTAGTACTCATCTTAAATACATAAGGTAAATCAATTGGGGTTGGCTCTCCTCCGGTTTCTTGGTTACGAACCTTACGCACATGGAACTCTGTCTCTCTCCTCTTATCTACATCGGGGTGATGAATCTTTCTATGTAGAGTTATGAAGCAGTCTGCTCTATTGACCCACTTACCACCATGCTCAGTGTCTGGAGCATCGGGAGCAGCAGCCATGCCGTCATCTCCCTTTAGCCTTTGACTAGCTGTAACTGAGTGAGCGTTACACCACACCGCCATATTCATACGCTGAGAGAAAGTCAAGAACTCAGAAGCTGCTTCGTAATGATACTCATGTACACTTACTCCACGTGCAGAGGATAGATCTATACGCAGTGAATTGTATGGGTCAATCAACATACCATCAATCCTCCTATGCCTTGCTATCTTCTCAGCATAAAGCATCATCTCCATATAGCTTAGCGTCTTGTGATTATCGATAATAACAAAGTGATCAGAAATCCACCTCATCATATCCGTAATCTCTTTCTCACTTAGCTCCTCGACAGTTCTACCACAAGCAAACTGCAACAGCTTCATCTTGATGCTTGCTGAGTTATTCTCAGAACTATATATCACCCACTTCCAATCATGGTTTATCGCTGATGACACAATCATGTACATCATAAAGGTTGTCTTACCTATGGAGCTGTGTCCATTGATCATAACAAACTCACGCTTGAAGTTAAAGTTCTTGTCTAAGATTTGATTGCCCGTTGTAAGTCCAACATCAAGCTCACCATTCTTATACTTTAAAATCCATCCAAGGTCATCACTATCACTACTCATGAATGACATGTCCCCATCAGATAAGAGCAACTCTCTTCGCACTTGATCCTCTGTATGAACTGTCTCAGATATAGGTGCAGCCTTTCCTTTCTCAATGCCATCACGTATAGTACTAGAGGCTGAGTCAATGCTGTCAATATCTCTCTTAGATATTTCTCGCTTCAACACTCTAACAGCCTCCTCTTCTTCGATTCTTCCGGCACTGATATACCCACCCATCAAGACAGCCGCCTTCAATAGGGCGCTATGCTTATCTCCTTCGAGAGCCATGCGTATCATTCGTGCAGCTAGGTTGAGCTTAGTGTAGTCAGTATCAACTTTTATTATAGCTACTTGCTCAACAGAATCTCCGAACACCATCTTGCCAAACTTGTCCGAGTTTTCTTTTATGACTGCTGATGGATCATATGATTCATAGCATGCCCTACTTTCGTTCGAACCACTGCTGTCTACCTCAAGTCCATACTGACCATCAAAGTATTCACATAAAGCTCTGAAGTGATCCCTATGTTTCTCAGGGTTAGTGACTTCTACTAGAGCCTTAAGCCCATCACCTGACGGTGATACCCAGCAAGCCTTGACGTATGGGTCTGAGGCTAGAATCTTTTTAGATTCTGTTACGCTGATGTGGTCAAAGTCTAGTACAATTAAACCGCTATGCTGTAGGATAGCGTCATCCTTTCTCTCTTTAAACTTCCCACTAAAAAGTACTACGGGTAAGTCTTGCTTCTTAGACTTATCTCCTTTCCTTATTTTAGTTATGACATCTTTCTGATCTCCATTCTTAATCCTATTAAGAGCGTAGTCTAGATCAATGTAGTGTGGGTCTGACGTTTTGTATATACTCTTATATATAGTGATCATTTGAAGTCTTCTATCTCTTTCTCAGGAGCGTTTAATATTTTTATTTTCTTTTCTATGTCGTGGATTTCTTGATTCAATCTATCTATTGTATCAGTCCTCTTGTCTACTTCAACTCTAAGTCTTAGGAGTTCATTCTCTAGTGAGTTGCTTGACCTTACTGACATTGACATACGTCCAACACCAACTCTCCTAGGCGATGTAGACAGAAGCTTCTTGCTGTACTTCGAAACTAGCTGCTCACTTACTGAGTAATACATCCTGTAGATGTTTGAGAATCTCCAATATGATTCATGCTGTCTGCAACTATACAATACAGTAGTTCGATGCTTGCCCCAGGAG